AAAAAAGAATTCTTTTCAGAACAAATGGCAGTTGGCGATATTGGAGAACAAATCGTAGATAATAAATTAATTAAAAAAGGTTGGATCCCCATGGTCCCGGCAATTGATGGAGCACATTTATTAGATAGAATTTACATGCATAAAGATAAAAAACAAATTAGATTTATCGATATTAAAGTAAAAATCCTAAGAAATAAATATCCCGACACTGGAATGCCAATTAGAAATTTTGAAGAATATGTTGAGCTACAAAAAAACGCCGGCATTGAAGTTTATTTACTTTTTGTGGATTACCAATTAAAATCAATTTATGGGGGAGTACTTAAGGAGCTCTTTACGCCGACGGTAGTAGAACACATGGGGCGATTAATCAATTACCCCCTGAAAGATTGGCGAAGTACTCTAAGCCCCGTTATATATGCTCCATTTGCCAATATGAAGCATATATTTGATTTAACAAATGAAGAAGTAGAATTATTAAAAAATCCTAGCCAAAAATTATTAAAGAGAAAGGAGGAATCAAGTTATGGGGTTAAAAGCTAAACAACGCAAATTGGACAAACAATTAAAAGAATTAGAAAGAATTGCTGTGTTTAATCTTAATAAAAATAAGCAAGATAAAAAAGTTAAAATAAATAAAGGAAAAGCAAAGGTAAATAAAGAAGCATATAATAACAATATAATTAAAACTAAAAGGAGAAGTAAATTATGAGAACAGCAAGAAGAACAGCAAGAAGAAGAGTTAAAAATCAATACATTGTCGATAATGGATATTTTATATTTTCGACAACGACAATGCAGAAAGAAAAGAAAGAAACAATTAAGGCAAAATTACTCAAAATCCATAAAAACATTCAAAATAAACTAAAGGAGGTAGAAAATGCCTAATTCAATAGATTCAACAGAAAATAAAGTAAATCGTCTGTGTAAATTATTCAATGTATTGTCGCTAGATCAAATCGCTAGTTTAATTAGGCTAAATGATTGTCTTGAAATAACAGAGCAAAAAATAAAATTCCTAAATGAAGAATTAAAAAAAGAAAAAGAAGTTTATAATTCGATCATTGGATTAATACACGAAACTAAAAAGGATAAATAATGAAAGAAAGCACAACAAGAGTTAAAAGGAGAAAACAAACGGCTGAATTCTTTACGCCTGCCTGGTTAGTAAATGAAATGTTAGATAAGTTAAATGAATATGGACCTGAATCGTTTGAAAAAGGGAAAACATTCCTAGACCCTAGCTGCGGAACGGGAAACATTCTTGTAGAGATACTTAAAAAACTTTTAAAGCTTCATAATGACCCTTTAAATGCTCTCAGATCTATTTATGGAGTAGACATTATGCAAGACAACATTTTGGAATGTCGTGAGAGATTATTGAATCTTGTGGAAGAATGGGGATTAACAGAAGATATTAAACAAGATATTAAACAAGCAGTTATTAAAAATATTGTTTGGACCCCACTTGAAGTGTTTTCAAATGGAGCTTTAGATTATGATTTTGAATTCGAAGGTAATGGTGAAACAATTAAATCCGGGTTATTGCCAGCTAAAAATAAAGAAATTGAAAATTTTGGGTGGATTATTTAATGAAATTTAATTCAATAATTGGAAATCCGCCGTATAGTGAATTAAAACCAGGTAATAAAAAAAGTAAAGCTATTTGGGAAAAGTTTGTTAACTTATCATTGGAATTAGTAAAGGAAAATGGATATGTTTGTTTAATTCATCCTAGTGGGTGGCGAAAACCTAATAGTAAAATAGGTAATATTATAAAGCAACAACAAATATTATATCTTGAAATGCATAGCACATTTGATGGGCTAAAAACATTTAAATGTTATACTGATTATGATTGGTATATTGTTAAAAATATGAAATATGAAAACCCTACAGTTATAAAAGATTACAATGGGGAGATTACAAAAAATAATTTAAATTTTATGCCATTTATCCCTAATGCCCAGATTAATAAAGTTATGGATTTAGTTGCTAAAAATGGGGAAGAAAAGGTTGAATTATTACATTCACACTCTGCCTATGAAACCCGTAAAGATCATATGAATAAAGAAAAAACACAAGAGTTTAAATACCCTTGTGTTTATATTGTCGGAGGATTAAACACAAATTTTTGGTATTCTTCACGAAAAGAACAATTTTTCAATTTGCCTAAAGTTGTGTGGGGCAATGGGCGATCGGGAGTAATTATAGATAGTAATGGAAAATATGGATTAACACAATTTGCCTATGGGATTACTGATAAAAAAGAAAATTTATCAAAAATTCAAAAAGCTCTTAAATCTAGTGAATTTATCAAAAATATTATGGGGCACACAAAAGGGGGTGGGCATAGATATGATAAAAATATTATTAGATTATTCCGTAAAGATTTTTATAAGGAGTTTATAGATGAAATTTAATTCAATCATAGGAAATCCGCCTTATCAAAATGGAACAAATGATAAATCAGCAGTATCATCACAACTATGGGACAAATTTGTTAATCTTTCTTTGTCTTTATTAGAAAAAGATGGATATCTATGTATGATTCATCCTTCTTCATGGAGAAAACCAGAACATAAATTATATAATTGTCTTAAAGCAAAGCAACTTAAATATTTAGAAATCCATAATATGCAAGATGGATTAAAAACTTTTAAATGTGCAACTAGGTATGATTGGTATATTTTAAAAAATTCTGTTAACAATGCAAACAAAACAATGGTTATTGATGAAAATGGCATAAAGATTACAATTGATTTGAATGAGTGGGATTTTTTGCCTAATGCGGAATATGATTTAATGAAAAAATGTATTGCAACAAAAGAAGAAAAATGTAATGTAATGTATTCCCGTTCGGCTTATGGCTACGATAAACCTCACATCTCTAAAGAAAAAACAAAAGAATTTAAATATCCTTGTGTGACTATGATGACAAAAACAACTCCTTTAAAATTAAACTGGTCTAAGATTAATAGTAAGGGGCATTTTAATAAACAAAAAGTTTTAATAAATATAACAGGTTCTACACTTTGTTGCCTAATTGATGAAAAAGGTGAATATGGTATGACTCAATGGATTTGTGCACTTGGTATTAAATCTAAGAGAGAAGGTGAATTAATTAAAAAAGCATTGATGTCTAGTGAATTTCAAAAAATATGGAAAGCAACACAATGGTTGTCAATGACTAGAGAGTGGAGAATTTTTAAATATTTCCGTAAAGATTTTTATAAGGAGTTTATTTAAAAAATAATATAAAATAAATAAAGGTTATAATACACTAAATAAAGAATACACTAAATAAATAAAGAAAAAGGAGAACAAATAATGGGTGATGGAATTATAGGATGTAGTTTAACGCAAGGAAAAGGTGACGTTAACAGGCCTGAGAATCTTAAAGAATTCGATAAAAATTATAAAAAAATCAAAAGAGATAAGAAAAATATTGAACATGAAATAAAAAAAATAGAAAAACAAATTAAAAGAGAAAGAAAATTTAGCAAGATTTACCAACTCAAACGCCAAATAGAAAAACTAGAAAGGAAAATATAAATGAAAAAAGAAATTAAAAAAACCTGCACTAAATGTGGGAAAAAGAAAGAATTAACAGAATTTGATAATAGAAAGAAAAATACACATGAAAAAACAATAAAAAATGTAAGTGCCTATTGCAAAAATTGTGGAGCAAAAATAGTTAAAAAATACAGACAAAAGAAAAAACAAGAGAAGATAGATCTAATAAAAGAATTAAGTTTAAAAAGAATTCAATCAAAATCAGTTACAAAAAGACAAACAACTTATGCTGCCGGCGATACAATCTATGAGAAAATAAATTTAAAAGATTTACAATATACACCAAAAGATATAAAAATAGAAGATGTGGCAGAATTAGCAGAAATAGAAATAGAACAATTAATTAACCTAGCAGACATGTCTAACCTTTTTGAAAATTATAAAGTGCTAAAGATAATCAAAACACTTACCAAAACATTTCTTCATGAGTTTGCATTGCTTTCTCCCGCAAGACAGCAGATCGTTTCAGAATTAATGCTTGATGAAAATATTACTACAAAAGAATTAGCAAAAAAAATAGAAGTTAATATTAATTCCACCTACCTTTCTCTTAAAGAAATAGCCAAAATCCCGGCATTCTCTTTACTCAGAATAAAAAACAATAAATTTTAAATTTTTTAAAGAAATAGATACAATTATGTAGTTTTTAAGATAAATAGTACATAATTGTACTACTCTATAATACCTCTAAAAAGGAGAATCGAATGCAAGAAAAATTTACAAACCGGCAATTGCAATATATTGAATTGATCGTAAATGGTGGGTTAACATTTAAAGATGCCTACCATCAAGCGGGTTATAAACAATCAAAAACATCTAATATTCAAGCCTTAAAATTAAAAAACCTGCCAAAAATGCAAGAAGAAATAGGAAAAAGAAGAAAAGAAGCAAGAAAAAAGAACATATTATCCTTAACAGCTTGTAAAGAAATACTTGGAAAAATTATTAACGAAGAAGATACTCGTAAAACTACTTTAATAAAAGCAATAGCACAACTAGCTAAAATGAGTGCCTGGGATACGGAGAATTTAAATATTAACATTAAAAAAGATATTGATTCCATGAGTGACGCAGAATTATTAAAACTAATTGGAGATTAAATGGAAAAGAAAGAAATTGCAAAAGAAATATTGGCTAGAAGAAATGCTAGAAACAATTTTCAAGATTTTTGTAAATATGTTTATCCTAATTATGAAACGAATTGGCATACTGAACAATTATGTAATAAATTAGAAGCAGTTAAAAATGGAGAAATAAAAAGATTAATGGTATTTATGCCCCCAAGACATTCTAAATCTTTACATGCTTCAGTATTATTCCCAGCATATCTATTAGGAGACAAACAAGATGATTTAATTGTTCAAGCAGGATATGGCGATAATATTTCCAAAAAACATTCAATGGATTGTAGAAGGATTGTTACTGATAAAAAATTTAATAATCTTTACCCTAATCTTTGTGATAACATAACAGAAAAAATGAAATCATTAACATCTATTAGAGAATGGACAACGAAAGGTGGTGGATCTTATTTAGCTACATCAGTCTCAGGAGCCTTAGTAGGTAGAGGTGCTAATTATTTCTTTATTGATGATCCATTTCGAGACCGGGCACAAGCTAATTCGTCTTTACAGAGAGAAAGAGTAATGGATTGGTATCGATCAGTTGCGTATACTCGTTTACAGCCTGATGGTGCGATTATAATCATAAACACCCGCTGGCATCCCGAAGATCTTTGCGGACAACTCCTGAACGATCCTGATGGCGAAGAATGGGATGTATTAAGTTTACCTGCTCAGAAAGAAGACGAATATGAAGCACTATGGCCTGAGCGTTACCCTAAAGAAGAATTAATGAAGATAAAAAAAGCCATTGGTATTCAAGAATGGACCGCTCAATATATGCAAGAGCCTGTAAATAAATCAGGTAATATATTTAAATGTAATGTTCCTGAAAATATAAAAATACACGATAGTTTAGATGAATTCCCTAATTGTAGATATATTAGAGCTTGGGATATGGCTTCAAGTATTAAGCAAAGAAGTGGTAATGACCCCGATTATACAGTGGGTTGTTTAGGGGCGGTTAAAAAAGATAATCAAGGATTTAATCATTTGTGGATAAAAGATTTAAAAATATTTAGAGAAGAGGCACCTAAAAGAAATGAAATTATTAGAACGACAGCGTTATATGATGGTGGATCAGTAAATATATATATCGAAGCATTTTCTGCGTATAAAGATGCTTTTAAAGAGCTTCAGTTGGTTCTTAGAGGGCAAAGTATTGTTTATCAAAGTAGATTAAGTGGTGATAAAATGGTTAAAGCTGCCCCATTAGAAGTATATTTTGAGGCAGGGAACGTTCATATATTAAAAGGGCCGTGGATGGATAAATTTATAGAACAATTTTTGAACTTCCCATTAGGCTCTCATGATGATGTCGTAGACGCTGTGGCAATTGTAGTTGGAGAAAGCATGAAAGCAAAAGCTGGATTATTAATGTAAACAGTGCATTAATGTATACAACACAAGAAAACACAAGAAAATTAATTTTTAATATTTAACAAAGGGGCTTAATTTATGAGCACAGAATATAACGAATATAAACAACTCGCCACTCGAACCCATAAAGTTACAAAAGCAAGGGATTATCAAAATTATATTAATAAATTAGCCTGGAAAGGTGGAACACCATATATAGAAGAAAGATTAAGTAGGTTCGCAGCAGAAGATTCAGTTTCTTGGGAAGGTGGAAAATCAACCGAAGGTAATAAAATAACTGGACGCAAAGAACGTGCTTATGTCCCGCCTTATTTAGAAAGAATTGTTCAAAAAATTAATGATTATATATTTTCAATAGAACCTGAAAGAGAAAACATTCAACCTGAAATAGAAGACGATATTAGCTCTAATGGCAATTCAATAAATGCGTTAATGGCTGAAGTTAGTTCATTATTAACTGTTAATAAATGGTGTTGGATAGGCACAGACGCTCCTGCAATCGATATAGATGCTCAAATAAGCCAAGCAGATAAGATTAAATACAAAGTTAGACCTTATGCAACTGTCTATGGCGCAACGCAAGTAAGAGACTGGTATATTAATGCTCAAGGTGTAATAGAATGGTTAATAACTGAAACTACTGAATATATTGCGACTAACCCATTAGTAGAAGCACAAGAGAAAGCAGTTAGAAGATTGTGGGAGCCGGGCAAAGTAACAATTCTAGAAATAGATGGCGAAAAGATTAAAAATGTAGAAGAAATTATGTTATCTATTAATGAAGTTCCATTTATTTTATGTGGCGAAATATCAGATGAACCCGCAGCCTTTGATAATTTAGAATCAATTAATAGAAGTATTTTAGATTTAAGTTCTGCCTCGTTTGCTAATTATTTTTCATGTGTGTATCCTCAATTATTTTTACCTGCTAGTGTGTTAGATACCGTTATGCAAACTTATAATATGGATGCACAATCAGCTGTTTCAATGATAAGAGGTTATTCTCATCCTATTTTATTAGCTAATGGAGATGTCGAGCCTGGTTATATTTCTCCTGATAATGATTCAATAGAAAGTATGAGAACAGAGATTAGTGCTTTAAAGAATGAATTGTATGAATCCGTTGGCATGTTACTTAGATCAGAAAGTAAAGTAGCAGAATCAGCAGAAAGCAAGGCATTTGATCATTTAGATTTAGAAATGCTTATTAGAGCCCGAAGCCAAAAATTAGAAGACATTGAAGATAAGCTCGCCATCATGTTAAACAAATGGGATTCTTCAATACCGATTTACACAGTTAGTTATAATAAAACACTTCAAATTGAAGATGAGGTTAAAGATATTAAAGATGATGTTAAAGAAGATATTAAAGATGATGTTAAAGATGATGTTAATTAAAAACAATTAAAAATAATTAAAAACAATTAAAAACAGTTAAAATTAATTAAAACAATTAAAATTAATTAAAAACAATTAAAAACAGTTAAAAACAATTAAACACAGCTAAAACAATTAAAAACAGTGTATATATAAGAATTGGGTTAAGTTGCCCCGGAAGCAGCCTGTAATGTGAGCCAACACGATAAATGGTGTAAGGAGAATAAATATGTCGATAGAATCAATTATTAATAAGTTAAAAGGCGTTGAAGGTTTAAATCTTAGCGATGATGAGATCAAAGAGCTACAACAGAAGCCAGATGATACAGCAATAAATGAAGAGCGTTCTAAAAGTAAACGTATCTTAGAAGAAAAGAAAAAAGCTGTCTTGAGGTTAGCGGAAGTTGAAGGCGAACTTGAAACAATTAAAGATAAAGATTTAGATGAAATTCAAAAAGCGGCGAAAGGTCTTGAAAAATTAGCAAAAGAGAGTGCAGATAAAGATATTGCACTACAAGCGTTAAATCAGAGATTAGAAACCACTGTTAAATCTTATAACTTAGAAAAGATTGGTAATAACATTGCATTTATGGATAACATACCTGCAGAATTAAAATCAATTGCTATTGAAAAAGTCTTTGGGAATATCGACATGGCAGATACAGAAGCTTTAAAAGAAGCTAATAATGCTTTTAGCGAAACATATAAAGGCATATTGGCTACTGATACGGCTGCAAAAGGGGCTGGTTCAAATCCTGGTTCAAGTGGAAACATTAAAAGTAATGATCCATCTAAGCAATCAACAGAGGATAGAGCAAGCCATTTAAAGAACATGTAAAAAACAAATTCTATAAAAAGTAAATAGAAAAAAATAAGGAAATAATAATCATGGCAAATACATTAATTACAACTGATTTAGTAGCTAGAGATGCTTCTATAATCCTACAAAACAACTTGGTGATGGCTGAGTTAGTGAACCGCAACTATGAAGATAAATTCGCACAAAAAGTTGGCGATACTATTGAAATCAAAGTTGTACCTGAACAAACAGCAAGAGATTTTATTGTTGATGGTTCAGTAACAGATAATAACATTGTTGAATCTAGCGTTGATCTTGTATTAGATAACCAACCATATGTTGTTCACACACTTACGAGTTCAGAAAAAACATTGGAATTAGATGATTTTAATGAATTGGTAACTAAACCTGCTATACTTGCTATTAGAGATAAAATTGATGCATTTTTGATTGATTCTGCAGTAGCTGGTTTTGCTCCTAATACGGTTAGTGGTACTGGTTGTTCAACTGTTGCTAAACTTGTTAACGCTCGTAAAGCTTTGAATGATCAAAAAGCTCCAATGGCTGAACGTAGAGCTGTATTATCAACTACTTCTGATGCGGCATTGCTACAGCTAGAACAGTTTACTAATATGGACTATGAAGCAACTAAAGGTATTAAAGAAGCTATCCTTGGTCGTAAATATGGTATAGATCTATATGTTGATCAAAACGTTGGTGATCAGGCTCAGGGCGATGTAACTGAAGCTACTGCTCTATCTGCTGCTACTGCTGTA